ATTCTTNTAAGGAATCTGGTACAGGTTAGACTTGTCTTCGTGGTCACCTGGGAGGAATCCAATCTCCCTAGTAGGCACAAGAGATCTAACCATATAAACCTTCTCATAATTATTGGATGGTTCTAGAACCTCCTTCAGTGCCATATACAAACTGATAAATGTTTTACCAGTACCTGCAGCACCGTGTAAGCATAGGTTCTTACCCTCACCATAAGACTTAAAAACCCTCTCCTGATTAGGAGTGATGGGTTCAATGGTCTTAAGATGTTCCAGATTAATTGGTTTCTTTCTTCTCATCTGTTTCGCTGAGCGTGAAAAGGATTGTACTGGGGTCTTTCTCTTGCGTTGTGGCATAATTTAGGTGAATCTACTGAGGTTCGCTGTAGGATGGTCTGCTTGGATTTTAGACATCACTTCTTTGAAACCTTGAGACTGTTTGGGTTTACCATAGACAGTACCGTTGTTTTGGTCCCCGAAGTATCTTTCTAACTCGGGATGCTCTTCTTTATATTTATCGAGATCTGCGATCTTCATCGAGTTAGTGATGATCTCTCCAGTCTCTTTGTTTCTCCAATCGTAGGTTGGCATTAGTCTATCCTAAGGCAGGGTTGTAGGTCGGCAGCATAAGAATCATCAGGGCAACCACAGTCATCTTCGGGACACCACTCAAGTGCACTAGAGATCACTGGGAAGTTACAAATGAAGTGTTGCTTAACAGTATCAGCGATTTGCTTATGCTCTAACTGAGTACCATTCTTTTCACGCAACTGAATATAATGAATCCAATTTCTTAGATTACCTGTCATATACAGTTTAGTTGGTGTTGCCAAAGGCAATACAAACCGTGCACACTCCTTAGCAATACCATCATCTACCATTTGTTTGTAGAGATTCATTGCTTCATCAAAATGTTTGTTGATTAAGATCTCATANTTTTGTTTAGTGAAATCATCAACATCATCGATGCTGTTCTGTCTGTTCTTAGTGTCCTGTCTGCGTAGTGCAAACAAAGGAATATTATTCTGAACCTCCGCGTAGCGTTGCGAAAACTCTTGGAATGTAAAAGAACGATGCCTCAGAATCTGAGCAGCGATGGCACGTGATGTAGTAATCTCAAGAGTCATACTTGCTTGCTCAAATACAGACCAGTGTCCGTGCTTGATACAGTATCTAAGTAACCCTGCTACGTTAGGGTTCTCTTGGTTCTTAGGATTACTCACGCGAGCGATGTATCCAATAGTCTTTTCAGCGTCAGGTGTGACAGAGACTAGGCATACTTTAGTTAAATCTTTAGTCACTACTAGTAATAAACCTCGTTAAAACAATCATACAAAATGCGTGGAGATAGTTCAATGATTTCAAACCAAATAGGTAAGGCATTAAACCATTCCAACATACCATCAAAAGTAATGGTCCGAGCAGGAAAACTCCAATGAATTTTCCTACGTCTTCGGGGGTAACCTCATACTCTGGTTGATCTGGTTTATGAATCTTCTTATCGAGATCCATTTTATAGATCATTTTTTCTTTCCAGGTGGGTTTGGTGGGGTTGGATTCGGATTCCATAGTTTAGGTGAAATTCTTCCTTGTGTTTGTACAAATCCTTTGAATTTCTTCTTGTATTTGTCGTAGTAATGGTCAAAGGTTTCGACTTGTCCTCCCATCACTATATCATATTTTGGGTTGTCTTGCTCGTCAAGATACGTGACGATGTAAGAATTGTTTGGAAGGTCGCGCTGTTGTGCGTCCTCAAGTTTTGCGTTTTCTTTGATGAATTTCATTACTGAGGTACAGGGTTTGCATTAGCACCACGGTTGCCCCAGTTGATACTAGGGAATGCTTCCGACACCACGTTCTTTGTGATACGGTATTTCTTGTGCAGTTTCTTGTCCTTTACAAGACAAAGAACCTCTGCCTCATCTTTGTACAACCCTTCACACATTTGAATGAACATATTCTCACGTTGCATACGTGGTACATTCTCAGCACCACCCTTGATGAAGTAGAAGAACTTGCGTCCCTCTTTCTCTAGAAGAGTATGCTCTGTGCCTTGGGGTGCATCGTTAGGTGTGTAAGGTACATCACCTGCGGGTACAATAGACTCTACACTATCATCAAAGTTCCAGATGAACAATGACCTGAGTGCCTGTGAGTTATTTTGTTGAAGGATTTTCACCTTCTCTGCTTTTGTCTTAGCGTTGTGTGCTTTCTGCAGAATTTCAGAGATCATAAGTTTGAATGCCATAGTTAAAAGTCTCCTATTGATTGGAGCAAATCATTTAGTTCGTTTTCTACAAGGTACTTCCACACATATTTTCGTGCGGGAGGATTAAAACTCTCATAGTTATCTATAATCTTTTCTTCCACCTCTTTTGGGATACAAGAAAAGTCTACCAGAGTTTTGTTCCTTTCGTAGTTCTTTTTGCTTTCCTCAGGGATGTAGTCAAGATTTTGAACCCATACATCAATCTTCTTGCGTGCTAGGGGGCGCTGTCTGCGTCCTTCTGTAAGGCAAGTGTCGTCTGACAGGACGTTGGGGATTCCGTCGCTCCTGTCGCCTTTGAGGATGTGCTCAGAGAGGTAGATGTGAGGGTCTATACCGTTGACCCACTTCTTCAGACAAGGATTGTACTGAGTGACAAATCTAAAACGTTGGAGTTGAATGAAGTCTTTATCTCCTGAGAGAATCAAGACCTTCTGAGCAGGTTGCATATTGTTTTGCAGTCTTATGTTCTTCAGACCTTGGTCCTTAACAATAACTGCAATGATGTCATCTGCCTCAGCACCATCAACCTCAACCACTTTGTATGGAAGTGCTTCTCTAAACTCATCTTTAAGTTTGTTTAGTAATTCGAAGATGTTGTTCCAGTTGTGTTTAGACTTCTCTCTATCTTTCTTTCGTGTACCTTTATAGTACGGAAAGTATTCACGTCTCCAGTAGTGTTTGCTGTCATAACAAAGGACTAGTTCGCCGTACTCTTTCCGAAACTCGTGGCGATAATTTCGCAGTGAGTTCAGAATCATATGGCGGACTAGTCCTTCCTGTAGTTCTTCAGATTGTGTCAAACTAACCATAAGGTTAGCGATCATTACCTGATTCATATCGACCAGGATCATAACTTAGTCGTCATCTTCAGCATCTAGTATATCATCATTATCAGTGAAACGCAAATACAGCAGTTCGGAATGATCTATATTGCCGTCCTCGTCTAGCATTTCTGGATGGATGATTGCCTTGGCATAGGCAGCGTTGTCAATGTAAGCATCAACATAATCTTTCGCTACCCACATAACAAGTCCCCCGATGAGGAACGCTCCGATGATTGCGAAGACATATAATGCTGTGACCATTGGTCTCTCCAAGTAAGGTGTACAAAGGGATAAAAATGAGACCTCCTATATCGCTAAAAGTATTTATAGAAGACCTTGGGATCTAAACTCCCCGATTGTTTCGTTACAACCGCCCGTCTTCTTTCCATCAACAATTAACTGAGGAAATGTAGCAGATCTACCGAACTCATCCCAGAATTGTGGACGAGTAAAGTTCACATCAAGTTTCTGTTCTTGAAACTTCCACCCCTTCATCTCATATAGTTTCTTAATCTTGGTGCAAAAGGGACATCCATCACGAGTGTAGATGATAGTATTACTTGGCATAATTTTAGAGAATAAAAAAGGGAGCGAGTGCTCCCTAGTATCTAGTATAGCAGACAGAATTAGAAAGCGTATTTTACACCCAATTTTCCACCGAATGCTGTGTCTTTAACGTCGTCAGTCAAGAATGAAACTTCGCCGTAGACTCCAACTGCTTCAGATACAGCAACACCAAGTCCTCCTTTACCAGAGAATTCAGTCTTACCATCTGCACCGTCAGTTGAGATCAGACTAGGACCTGCTTGCACATAGTATGATGCAGCACCTGTTACACCTTCGTACCCTACGTGAAGATCTGTCGTAGCGCCAGTGTAATCGGANCCTGACCAACCTGCGTTGGTTTCTACGTTGACATATGGACCTGCAAGGACAGCAGATGGGGCAGCAATAGCGGATGCTGCAGCAAGAGCAGCGAATGCAGTTTTAATCATTTTGAGTTAAATCTCCTTAATTTAATAGTGTGGACAATTCGTGTTTACGATACGCTTCGAGCACGAATGGTTATTTATACACAAATTATTTCATTGTGTAACGGAAAGAACATATGTTCTCATCGATCACTCGACCACTTCTCCTTGTATTTGAAATGTCCAGAGCGATCATACACCAAACGATAGTTATCTGTCAACACGTAATGTCCTGTTATATCTGAACCATCACAGTGATACCCATAGGACACGATAGATTCCTCCACACCATCAATACGGAACTTCTTTGCCCTGTCTGTCAGGTAGGAATGGTAGTATTCATCAAGGTTGATCATTGATCTCCCTCAATTTGTTTGCACAATACTCGATCAACTCGTCACGGTAACCCATAAGTTCATTGAAGCACTGTTGATTGTGTGCACAGTTCCTTAATGCAGTGTCAGGTTTGTGCAGACTCTCCAGTAGCAGAGTCATCCCCCGTAGTTGTTGATCCTTGGTCGCCATCCAATGTCTCCTGTGTTGATTCCTTAACATTATATAGTGAGTTGTCTAATCTGGCAACTTCACCGAGAGGTGACTTGAAGAACTTTCGGATTTTTTTAAGTTTCTTCGCTGCTTTCTGTCCATCTCCAGACTTGAGTGCCCCTTTAATGGCATCCAGTTCCATCCTAGATTTTAGAAAACGGCGATCCCAATAGTCCATCAGTCAGTATCCTTTATTATAATGTTAAATTGCCTTATCTGTGTGGGTTGATAAAGCGTCCTATTACTATACCACAGGTTGCTTGTTTTGTCGTGCATTTGTTGGAACAGTGCCATCCTAGCGTTACGTTTATATCTAGCGGTCGTTGC